TCATCTACAAGGTTTTTAGTCTTACGTCCAAAGTCAATGGCAAGATCTGCTGTGTGTGTTGCCTGAATTATTTTTAATTTTGGATTCTTACCAATCATCCATGCCGGGAGTAAGTATGAGGCAAACTCCGACTTCGTATGTCTTGGCGGCATGTTGATGATTAGACGTTTAATTTTCCCCTGTGCGAGGTCATTAAATTTTTTATTAATAATTTTATGATGAGACCCTTCAATAAAATCTGGCCAAACATATTGCACAAATGAAAGAAAGTCTTGTTTGATATAAGGTTTAGCTTTTGCTAGTTTTTCAACCTTTTCATTTTCAAGGTATTCATCGTATTGTTCGGGAGTTAGATTTTCTTTAAGGTCTTTCTCAGAAATTTTTTGTAAAATTTTTTCAGAACTCATATATTTTAACCTTTCTTCAAACGAAGTGCTTAACTATCTAAATCTTACATATATGTACGACCTTGGGACCCCTTTGTCAACATTGGGTGGGCCCGCCCAAGGTTTCAAGCGAAAAAATCTATATGTTGTGGTACCTCTATTGGCAACACTAAATGTGGTAATGCAAATTTTGCAATGCAGTTTTTGCATACCCTAATGGGATTTTATGGGTTAGGGGATTAGCCTCACCCCCTAACCCAAGTAGGATTTAAAACAACTCTTGTTGTTCTGTTTCCTGATCAGGTTTTTTTATTTCATTATCAATTTTAACATCTGAAGTTTTAGTCCATAAATGTTTTATATTAACAATGTAATAAACTTTGTCATCATTGTCCTTTAAAGTTTCTAATGCCACTAACTTTGTGAAAGCGTCATCATAACTTTGATTTGCATATTTAACATTCCAACTATCATTGAAAGTGCTAAATTTGTGTTGCTCGATTATCAAATATTTATCACTCATAATTTGATACTCCAACTATCAGACGCAGTTCTATAACCATCTTGATCTATGTCAAAATAAGTCATTAACATTCTGCCCGATTTACTAACCCAATATCTGCACTTATCTGTCCATAATGCATTTCGAGTTATTGTCTTTTTATCACTTGCTGAATAGTAAGTGATAACAAAGGGTTTATTATTTATCATTTTTCCTACTTTCTATAACCTTTTTGGTTATGGGATTAGCTTAAACTAATCCCATAGTTATTGCAACAAATTAATTTAGGTTATCCGAATTAGTTTGTTGGTGTTGCATATATGCAACACGATCTGCAATCTTTTGTTCTCTAGTCTTTTGAGTATTTTTCATACCCTTTATTCTTTCAGCTAGATTTTTTGGATTGTAAATTACTAGCCCTGTACTATTGGTTCTAATAATTTCTGCGTCTGTAATTGCAAGACCTAACTCATTTGAAAGTTCGATAGCCTCGTCGAGATATTTATATCCCTTTAATCCTATCTTGATCTCTCGCATTTGTTTCAAAACACTATTTACCCATTTTTCATGAGCAATAACAAATTGACCTTTAGCTTGTTTCCAAGAAATTAAAAAATTAAATTCCTCTTTTGAACAAGCAATAGAACGATCTCGACAATATTCTCGACCAATTAAATCAAGTTGATATTTTTCGTTCCACTCTTTACCATATTTGGTTTCGTTATCTCGACCACCACTTAATCCAAGATACTCATTGTTGTTGTCAACAAATTTTCTTAAATGTGGATTGTCGTGTTTGCCCTCTTGCTCGATTAAAATATCTGCGTTGCAATTATCTTGTGCATTTATTTCATCTCTAAAAAGAGCAAAGCCATAACTACTATCTCGATTAGATGAATAGTTATTATCAAGATCAAAAGAACCATTTAAACGAAAGTCAAAATGTTTCTCAATGGTACTTGGAACCATTTTGACATTGTTGTCATAATCCCTTTCTTCTTTTTCACCCATGTAATGAAAATGAAAACAACTATCTTTTGCAATCGTTGAAACATTTTCAAATTTATTTTGCAGATAATATGCTTTCTCAACATCATCAGTAGTATAATGTCGTCTAACAATATTTTCTGCAACTTTCCACGCATTATCATTTATGTCGATCTGTTGTCCTTTCAGTTCGTCATACTTTCTTTTTTCTTGCGTGTCCTCTTGAAATAAATGCACCTTAATCCTATTTGCAATTTTATTTCGGTACTCGTTATTTAGTCTTATTCTAGCCATTATGTCCTCGCTTTCTTTGTTTATTTGTTAATAGCATAAAAATTCTTATAAACTATATTGACATTATTGCAAGGGATATTATATTAAATTCTGTTAATTTATTTATAAAAACTTAAATAACAAATAGCGATTTGCCCCAAGAGGTAGTTCTAGTGTAGAATACTTGGGGCAATCAGAAAGGACAAAATGACATTAAAATATTGTCAATCTCATAAGTGCCATACTTATGACACAAAGGACAGGAAACGAGGCTCGAAAAATAATCGAGTAAATCAAACTAGAAGAAGATCATCATTTTATTATGGTGGTGGAAATTTTTGCTCATTGAATTGCTACAATGATTGGTCGGATCAATTTATGGATAGAGCCATAGAAAATGTTAGTGGTCGGATTATTGAACCCTTAACAATGAGTAAAGAAAATGCGTGGCGAAAAACAAGACAATATCGTTGGAATAGTAATGGATATTCTTTTGATTATTTTTGGCACAATGCATGTACAGGCGAGGATAGACCAATTACTGAAGAACAATATCGTAATCAATCTGAACCAATGCCTAACTAGTTTCATCTTGTCCTTGATGAACAACCCTAGATTGTAAGCTTCAACCACAATCTAGGGTTGAATTTTTTTGTTTTTTTTTTTGGGTGGGCCCGCCCATAGTTTACAAGCTTCAAGCGGGTGGGCCCGCCCATAATCTACAAGCTGCAAGCAGTCAAGAAAATTATTTTTATTTTTTTATTGATTTAATTTTTTATCTGGGATATTCTGAGTTAAATTAATAAAGGAGAAATATGGGACTAGATCAATACGCTGGGCTTCGAGATAGCAAAGGTGAAGTTCACGAAAAATTTTATTGGCGCAAACATGCACGCCTGCAGGTGTTCATGTCGAAGCAGTTCAATAAACAAAATGAAAAATCTAAAAATAATACTATTGATGACCTGCAACATCTGGGCTTCAATGGTGGTCAGGGTGGAGTTACAATTAATGAAGCTCTAATTAAGGATCTGGAAGAAGCAATCAAAAATGATTACTACGATTACTTTGCCCACGATGGTTTTTTCTGGGGTCAACAATTTCAGGAAGAGCAAGTCAAAGAATACAAAGCACAGGATCAGGAATTCCTGAAATGGTGCAAAGAACAGGTCAAAGCTGGTAGAGCTATCGGCTATGATTGTTCTTGGTAAAAAAATTTCAGAGCGCGCGTCAGACCCGCGCTCTGGATACTCAGGCCGCGCCGCCGCCGCTAGAACACAGACAGTCTGGCGGCCTGGGGCTACATCCTGGACACTACACAGGTTAAGCCCTGTTCGAACGGTAAACAATTGTCACCGGGCTTCACTTAAGATTATGCTGTGTATGTGTCTGGGGCCACAAGCTTCAAGCGAGGGTGGGCCCGCCCGTAAATGTTCAAGCTCAAAAAGCTTGACAAGTCTCAAGCTATAGGATATTATAGGATTTGAAAGTGAGGACACATATGACAAAAGAAATAAGACGGAACAGGTTCAACGGTGAAAGCGTTGAGCTCACAGCTGAAGAAGCGGACAAGCATGATAAGATTTTTTATCATGAAGCAATGGCAACGCTCGAAGATAAAAAACTCGGGACCGGGGCTAGCAAACACTGGCGCGAGATGCGGAAGCTGTTAAGCTGGTTTATGAAAAACAATGCCAAAGCTTATATGGTGTTATTAGACTGATGCTAAAAAAAGAAGCTAAACAAATAACCGGGGGCCTGAGTGCCCCCTCTAAAATGCCAGGACCAGCGCACAACCTGCCGGCGGCAGCGTGTAAGACTGGCGCGAAGCTGGCACAGGTGCCAGGGTCCGTATGCGCGGGCTGCTATGCCCTGAAGGGTAGATATAGATTTAATAATGTACAAGCTGCCCTGAATCGCAGGTTACAAGCTCTGGAAGATCCGCGCTGGGTGGATGCAATGGTAACATTGATATCTGGCCAGGACTGGTTCAGGTGGCATGACTCAGGAGACATACAAAGTCTCAAGCACTTAGAAAATATATTTCAAGTGTGCAAGCGTACAAGCAAAACCAGACACTGGATGCCGACGCGGGAAGCTCAATTCCTGAAGCAGCTTGACCCTGCCACGATTCCGTCAAATTTAATTATTAGAATGTCTTCACACATGATTGACCAGGGACCAGTTAAATTCTGGCCGTGGACATCTACAGTCACCAGCAGCAATAACAGAACCTGCCCGGCCCCAGATCAGGGGAACCAATGCGGCAGCTGTCGACAGTGTTGGGACCGGGAGACTCCAAACGTGTGTTACGGTAAACATTAATGATATGGTATCACCCAAAATATTATGCAGAGCTCAGGAAGCAAAGGCGCAAGCTTACAAGCTCTCAAGCAACAAGCGACAAGCCGGCCAGCCCAGAGCCAAGGGCTCAAGCTGCAAGCCAGAAGCAACAAGCTCCAGGATCCGAGCGCCAGGGTACAAGCGGTAAGACCCAAGCTTAGGGGCACAAGCTACAAGCACATAGGTATTTTTTGGATGTCTCACATG